CAATAGTTACGATAGAATTGGGTGCCGGTTGAGTACCTACTATTCCATTTCCAAAAAATATCTCACCAGAATTCTGTCCGCCAACAAATACATAACTATTATCACCAGGTTGCATGGTATATATACCACTAGTAGATTGATTCCATAACACCCAAGGTACAGGAGTAGAAATACCTGCACCATAAGTAGGAACCGGAATAGTTGGATCAAATGTAGATTGATTCATTGAATCTAATTTAATTTTCTGACCCGGATTTGGTTGAGCTACCCAAACCATCATATTAGCTATCATTCCGGTATATGATAATACGTTAGAGAAAAATTGATATGCTTGAAGACTTGACGGAATCGCAAATTGAATTATTTGTCTTTGCTGTTGAGTAAATGGTAAAGAGAAAGATGCAAATCCATTACCACTACTATCAGTATAAAAATAGACTGGACGCAGGAAACCATTGTTATCAGTTACGATAACTGCACTATTATTAATAACTTGTCCCGATGCTGCTGGTAGACTCGATATTGTTTTCTTAGCTATAGATGCATTAACTGATATAGCAGCTGCTGGTGTTGAACTTGCCGTTGGGTTTGAATAAGTAGAGAATGCACTATTAATCAAAAACGGGATAGAACCAGCATACGCTGTAAAAGAATTAGGAATATTGAAACTGGTATCATCACTTGAAAAAGATAAAGGCAAGGTAAACATCACATCAACAGTTGATGGTGTTGCTGTTGGAACTTCATAACCAATCCACGAAGCTAAATTATAAACAGAACTTTGTAACTGAGCTTCGACCATGAAAAATTCTCTATAGATCATACTATCATAAAATAATTGATTCGCAGTGAGGATAGATAGAGTATCGATAATATAGCTAATTACTGATGTTTTATAAAAATCTACTGTTTGTAACTGAAGATATTCTTTAGCAAAATCTATCAATTGAGATCTAATTCTCTCGCGTGATCCATAAATATTTATGCCACTGCCCACAAGAGCATTAAAGTTATCCAAATTCATGATATAAATTCCTTATCAAAATTTTTAATTTGTTCTGGAAGTTGAAAAATTAAAGATTGGAATTGAGTAATGACTTGTTCTTTATTTGTTAACCAATCTTTTTCAGAAACACGAAATATTTTTAATCCTATTTTTTGATAATCTTCATCTTTTTGAATATCATGTTTCTTCGACCATGATCCATTATGATATGGTTCATCAAATTCAATTACTAAATTTAATTCTTTAATATATCCATCAGGAAAATAACCAATAATTTTTGCATCATTATCTATAAAATAACTTGTATATTTCTGAAGATCTGAAATAAATGGTTTTTCATTTTGACCTTTCATTGGTGAAAAAGTCTCTCCATCTTTCAATCCAGATTCAACAAAAGTAATCATTTGCTCTCTAGCAAATTGTCTAAACTCAAATGTCTTAGAATAATTATCAACACCATAATTTTTTTTACATGTTAATTGTCCTTTTTCACGAATTTTTTTTGATTGATATGGGTATTTTACGCCATTATTTTTAAAACAGGACAATTTAGATTTTTCTTGTGTTTTTTTAGATTGCATTGGATTTTCAACACCGAAATGATCAAGTGTTGTTTGCTTATATATTTTTTGAAATTTTTCTACTTGAAGCGCATGTTTACTTCCATAATTTTTTATCATTGTTTGTTCAAATTTATCTCTTATTTTTTTTGATTGCATTGGGTTTTCAACACTAAATCGTTCAGAATTTGTTCGTTTTTGTTTTTCTTGAACTTCTTTTAATTTCATTGATTCTGATATTTTATTTTTATGATTGGGTGATAACATTTTTCCTAAAAAATATGGTTTGTATTTTTCTTTATATTCTTTGCTGCTATGTGCATTCGACATTCTTTTTCTAACTTCAACAGATTGTTTTTTTCCTCGATTAAAATGACCTCTCAAGAATCTATTTCCATCATTAGTTACTTCTTTTCCACAGCCGCAGTTGCAAAGTCTATTCTTTTGTTGTGGTAACATACAAACCTATTCGATCTTTAAAAAATTCATTAACTTTTAGATTCTCATTCTTAAGCATCATTCTTTGAAGAAATACAGCATCGGAAGTTTTATAGATGTGTTTCTCATAATCTACAAAACTATATGATCCACTTAATTGTTTTTCAATCTCAGATTTTCTTCTATAGGTTGATTTCAATTGAGTCTTCCAGAATGTTGCTTCTCCACTAGATGCCTTCTCTAGATTCACAACCTCGTAAACAGGAAGTTGGTCTTTCAATTCATTATCTCTAGATGTTGCCCAGTCGTAAACCACAAAATCATGTACACTTGGTTCTAACTCATATACAGTTGGAAACCAAAGACTACTGGTTCTATCTTTAAAGTTTGGTCCTGTTTCATCTGCTTGTAATGCAAATGGTACGGGTTCAAATGAAAACGCTTGAACCATTGTAATTTTCTTCCATCGCATACCAGATAAGTTTCCGATCATTTCATATGATCCAGCTTGTAATAGTGTAGCATCATATACACTATTTGGTAGATCTAAACTGTAGTATGTTACTGGTTGACTAGGTGCAACGGCGGCGTAGTATCTATATAAAAATTCAAAGTAGTCTAATGAATATTCATTAATTGAATACCATTTTTGATTATACATTAATTTAGACATGTGTTTATAACCTTCTATGTCTTAGATAAAGCTTTCCAGTAAGACATAATCATACTTAAAGACATCAAAGGATATCTTACTTTCATTGCATTAATAAAATCTGTTTCGATTGGATTATTATTGAATATTGATATTATGATAGATGCTGTACCGCTACCCGATTGTGCAGCTGAACTACTTTTATCATTTACTGCTGTTACTGAATCTTCTGCTCCAAACATCGACTGTTGCTGAGTTAAGATAGCATTAACTTTTCCAGTTTCTGTACCTCTTAATATAATTACATTTACAGATACAGTTTTTTTATCTGGAGAATATGAAAATTGTATTGTTTGAATTCTGATTCTTGGATCATATCGCAAAACTCGATTTGTTACTTCATATTCAATAGCCTGCTGAGTAATCTTATCAGATGGTTCAAATAACATCTTATATAGTAATGATCCAAATTCCGGATCGAATGGATAATAACCAAGCGGTGTTAACAGTAAAGTGCGAAGGGAATTGATTAGAACATTAATACCCGATAACCTAGTCAAATCTCCATCGCTACCTACTGTAGGATGATAATCATAGATTTCATTAACCTTACCAACAATTTGAGAATTGAAGTATTGCTGTGCATCGGCCATTACATATCTCCCATTTTATATTTGTTCTGAATGGGATACTATTAGTTTCATTAATATTTCATTACATTTTCATTTTATCAAGACCTTCAGATTTAGCTTTTTCTTTATCTTGATCGAATTTTATTTTCCATGTTAGGTATTCTTCAACTCTATATACTGGCATTTTCAAAACATCAATGTAACTCATTTTACTAAGTTCCATTACTAAAAAAATACTTTCTTTTAATCTTCTAGTATATGATGCTTGATATTTATCATTGGTAGATTGAGCGAAAAAATTGTCTTACAAGATCGATAGTGATCTTTTCCTCATTTCCGCATTTCTGGCATTTAACAATAGATTCGATCTCGACACCATATTTACCAAAGTTCTCTGTATAAGCTTTATCAATTTGTTTCTTATCAGGCGATGGTAGTTGTTTGTAACCCTTTATAATATTTTCTCGTTCTACAATTGTATTTGGATTTTTTACGTCAGAAGATTCTTGTTCGAATCTCTTAATTACAAGAAGTTGCATTGCTAAATCTCTAGCAGCATCAGTAGCGAATGCCATCTCTTTTAATAGATTAGCTTCATCACAAAGAAGTGGTTGTCTAATAACTACAGTTACACCTTGAGCAATCTCACAAGGAACTTTAATTTCCTGATCGATAATACTGGGTGCATCCTTGGGCCAAATGTCAGCTTTAAACGACTTCAAGAAATCAATCTTAACAGTGTTAACAAAATTACAACTAGTACAAGTTACATCATAGTTATGAATATCTTTATAGGTTACATGATAAAGACCATACATCAAAGCATCACGATCTTTGATTGTAAGTTTAGTTAAGAAATCTTTGAATGTTTTAATATCATCTGGTTTCTTAACAATACATTGATAGATTACCTCGTTAAGATGTTCAGCTAACTTATTGGGGGTAAGCATGCTACCCTTAAGTTTTTCTTCATCTTCAATAGTAAGAGTTCTGATTGTAAACTCTCTCACAGTATGAGGTGTGATTACAGAATACTCTGGATACTTGATATTGAAACCATTGAATACTTCTATACCCGCTGCGTTCTTTGCCATTTTAATAACTCCTTTTGACTATCTGTTCGTAATATACCTACCACATTATTTATTTTATTCAGCACCCACCCTTAGTATATCTTTACTAAGGGTGGGTAAGAAACTAAAACGAAACTAAAAATTCCATTAATTATTCGGTGTAACTGCTGTCGAATCTGTTCCAACATCAGCTGTAGTGATTCCGCCTCTAAATCCTGTAGAAGGACTATTTGCGATCGCAGCAGCATACTCTGTGCACTTAGCATGTACCCAAGGTTCGTGCCAAATCCAGTCGACGTTAAAATCAATATCCAATTCCAGTTTATCAATTGCAGTCAAGTCACCACTAAAGCTATCTTGTGGATCTTTAGTTGGGAACATACCGGTATAACAAGCAGAATATTCTACTGTCTTACCATCGGGTTTTGTAGTCCAATAGAACATGGTACCGGCATAAGCTGACTTGGTATATGAATCAACATCGGTATTCAATGCTGATACACCAGTCTTCAAATCTCTAATCATTCTAACCCAACCACCAATAATAGAAAGAACTGGTAGATGTGAGAATTCAAGGAATTTGATTGTTACTGTATTTGTATAGTCTATGTTTGTAGGTACTGCCCATTTAACACCACCAATACCAGTGAATTCGGTTTTGTTTAATGTTCCACCAGGAGGTGTTACTGATAAACATGCACCTTGTAAGAATGATGCAATATTTGCAACCGAATCCAATCTGTTTTGTGCAGCTAGTTCACCATCTCCGGAACCAACCCAATTAACAACACCGTCTGGGATTTGAGCCCAGTGAATATAGTGGTAACCACTAATATATGGATCTGCAACAATGCTAGCATCTGTTCCACCGAAGTGTCTGTCGTTAGAACTTTGCGCATTATCTATGACCGCCTGAAATGCTGTGCCTGCCATGGTTTTTCTCCTTATTTCTTTATCTTAAAATTAAGGGGGATCTTTCGATCCCCCACAACAATCTTTATTTGATGAATAGATTTAATGCAATCTTTTCAATTACTGTCTGTGGATTCAATGTTACATTCACATGACAAGTTTTATTCTTGAATTCATAATCAGTTGCGCCAACATCAATACTATAACTTACCAAACCTCTTCTAGCTTTGATACTATCAAGGAAAGGAATTATACCTCTTGTGATTGAAGCCCAAGTGATCTTATCATTGAATTCAAAGATAAAATACTTACAATACTGCTCAAGAGCTCTCTTGATATAAAGTACCATTCTCATTACATTGATATCTTGCAATGCTGATGGTGCCTTCTGTGTTGTAAGATTTCCCCAAACAGTATAACCTTGGGGGAAGTGAACAATCGGGTTCACCTGTTGTAGATACATGTTATCTCTCTCACCGAGTTTAGCGCTCCATCTTAGTTCCTCGATAGTACTAAGTGTTGCTCTATTAAATCCAGCGGAAGCATACCAAATATCATACAGACTGTCATTTAAAGGAATCAATTGAGACATATGATAAATTGGTGAAATCCACATATCTTTACCCATGAATGCATCATACACTCTACTGTATGGTTCAAATCGAGCAGCATATCGTGAATTCAATAAGAAGCCACCTGGTTCATTAGGATTCTCACCAATGAATGCAGACATATCATAATAATCTACATTATCACCACAGTCAGTAAGAAGCATGCAATCCATTCTGTAAATGGATGCTAATGTGTTTGCTGATATTTTAACATCTGTAGGATAACCTGCATCATATACCAATGAGAAATAAATCCAATCCAAATCAAGTACTTCGTCTACGTACTGGGGTCTGGCCCATGACATAGTACCTGTAATCGGATCTACTTTAGCTTTATCATCTGGTTTAGTAAGCAAGCCAAGATAAGCATCAGAAAGAACTTGAACTGCTTCATTTGCTTGAACAACACGTTTACCTGTTGTTTTATCAATATAAGTCAAGCTACCTTCAGAACCTTCTTGTAAGAATGTTGCAGCAGAATCATTCCAGATCATAATATCTAAAGCATAAGCTGCTGTTTGTGCTGCTTGAGCTTCAGCATAAGCTGCTCTTTGAGTACTTACAGCCAGAAGTGCATCATTGATTGCTGCATTTCTAGTTGCGATTTCAGCAGATGTTGTGGAAGGTAATGCTCTAGCAGAAGCTAAATCATTTAATGCGTTGTTCAGCATAAACTGAGCAAACTGAAGATCCATTATAGCATATTCAATTGCTGTTGCTTTATAACCAAGATCATTTGGATCATTGGTTGTATATTGAGTAACAGTAGATGGGAGAGTAGGATCATTCTTATAGAACTGCATCATATAAGAATCACCATTTCCACTATCACTAAACAACTCTCTTAGGGCTGCATTATTTACTGAACAGATAATGTTTACAGAATACTTATTAACTACATCCTCAATAAACATTGAAGCTCCAGAACTATCAACTGCATTGGGATCAAATGATACATTAAATGATTCTGAAATTGTATTATCACCATTTGGTTGTAATTGATAAATACTCAGTACATACTGACCAAACAACTGAGGATTAGCATTTCTTTGAATTGAGATAGAGAAAGTATTGTAAGCATCACCACGGCCAACAGTTCTAAAGTACATCAAAATACCATTTGGTACTGCTGTACCACCAGTACTATGAGGACCATTTCCCATAGGAAAACCGGCTGCATAATCAAGATGCATAAACTGAGCTGCTGTTGAGTCCGCTGGTGGTGTAGATGCAGTTGGTGAATTAGAGAATAAAGTTTCAAGTACTTTAATATGATTCACGGTGGGATTCATTGTTGTCTGTTCTACATTACTTGAATTCCAATAGTTATAAGTTGTACCATCTAAGTAAAGAGGATACATCTGGAGAATGTTCCATTCTTGCTGTGAACTTGAAGAATTTCCAATAGCAAGAAGATCAACTGGAGCAGTCTGCATACCAATAATTAAATGAGAATAAGTTGCATCTGATGGAAGAGATCTCAGAACATACAACTGAGAAGATACACCAAGATGTTGATTTGCTACGTACGGACCTTGACCAAAAGATACACCATAATCAGCAAGATTGGGTTGACCATAAAGTTCAAACATTTGCTGTTGACTATTTACAAGCATCAATTTATTATCTGGTCCCATCTTTGATAGAATCGGAACGAAACCAACAGTACCCGGAATAACCGCAAGGTACTGAGATAAATCTATGATTTTGGTGTACACACCCGGCGAAATCATCTGACCTGTTGCCATGTTCTTTCTCCTCTTTTTAAAATTTCTACTAATATACTCGACTGAACTTTTTAATTTATTCAGCAAGAAAATTAGAAAAATTTACAGACAAATCTAAAAGCAGAAAAATAAATAACAAAGAAACAGGGTAACGTATATTAGATCCTTAAAAACAGTCCGGGATTTAAGGGGAACAAATATGCTTTCCCTTAAATCCTGATTGATATCTTAGAAATAAATTTTCCAGAGAAATACCAGTTCACGATCAACTGTTTTTCTAATTGAACTGAATGTTACTCTAGAAAACATGATATATGGTTCAACAATTTCTTGTACAAAGTATGCATCTGGATAACCACCAACATTATATGTTGTTGCTATAGTAGCAGAATTATCAACAACAATATATGCATTATTAATACCAGGTGTACCATTAAATACATCTATAATCAATAGTTGCGAAGTTTGATTAATTTGATTTGGATCTACAGGATTATAAGTATTTGTTACATACACATAATTACCAGGAACTAAAGTGTTCGGTGCTAATGTAGAAGGTAGATCTTGTGTATTCAGATAGTAAGTAGAGTAATTTGAATCTTTTGATACTGCTATAACAGATACCGTTCCTAATGCTGATCCGCCGCTGTTAACAAATTCTGAACCGGGATCTATACTAGTATCAGTTGCAAATAATGCAGCTTCATTTAGATCTTCATAAGATCCATTAGTAGCATCATCACTAATCAATTCAATTCTGATTTCAGCAATCAAATTTGGGTATGTTGTAATTCCACCACTAACATAAGGATTACCATTATCCTGACGAATAATTACGCTTGAAAAAGTTTTATAAAATCCGTGATTTCCAATATAATCAGATGCGTATAAATAATAACCTGGATCAGCAGGGCCAGGAATAGGACCCGCCATATCAGATCTTAATCTTACCGGTGATAGTAGAGTAGTATCTTGACCTTGGGTAGCACCCGCTTGAAGTGGATTTCCTGGTTCTCCACCACCATTACCAACCCCAAACCATCTAATCGTTTTATTATAAAGATCAGAAGTTCCGCCTGTTAATTTGTCAGCGAATGCTCTTTGCATAAGCCATTCTCTTCCACCATAAACAATCATGTTTTTCTTTTCGCCAATTTGTTTTAGAGAACCAGATTTTGTTTTTTCATAGATACCAACCTCACCACGGAGATTGCCACCAGAAACACCGACGGATTCCCTCAAATTTTTTTGGCATGAATCATTTAAAGTAATTGTTTGTTTGCTCATCATGGCTCCTTTAACTTTTGTTCTATATTGAAAATTGTTTAATCTTCCGTATTTTATTTGTTCTGTATCTTAGATTATATAATCTTAGCTAATAACTCTAGTATAATAATTATAGTCGGCTCTTTCCCAAATTAGTTTAACTGTGTTTGTTGGACTATTTTGGAATAGATATAGTGGTAAGTAATCTTTAAGCAAGTAATAATCAAGACTACTAATAGAATTTATATTGAAATCTGTTGTTGGCGCAAACATTGATTCAAATTCAGAAGGAATAAATCTGTGTTCTTGTCTTGTACTGTATCCGCCGGGAACAGAACCAACAATCTTAATATAGTCACCACTGCATCCGCCACTAGATGATGAGCATCCTGGATCAGAAATATAATCATATATAGTAATACCGACAGCATCTGTTATAGAAGCATGGCAACCACTGGATACATTAATTAAACTAATTCCTTGGTGTGTCTCTTGAAACGGAACTGGATTTCCACATAATACTGTTTGATCTGATATTGGAACCATAATTTTACCATTAACCAATACTTGGTTTTCGATATTGATATTCGGACCAACATAACTAGACCACCCATCCCCAGAACAATCAATATCATTACCATTTAAGAAAATAGAAGATTGTACATGCCATGGATGATCAGGATCAACACTTGTAAGATCATTCAAACTATGTTCTTTTTCTTTTAATTGACTTCTCAGAATTGTATTCCATGTGCCTGTATATTGTCTTATTTCCCAGAAATAATATCCACTTGGTCTATGATAAACATGGACTAGTTCGAATAGATGTTCTGATGGTAGATCTGGACTATTTCCGCTAGATGAAGATGATGATAAATATCCGTATGAATAACCAACAGGGAAATCATATTCACTTAATGAATCTAAAGCTGTTTCTGGTTGCCATACTATAGAATTTAATTCTGTATATATTCCATCAAATGTTCCATCACCAATTAAAGAATTATGATATACACCACATCGTTGCCATGATAATGGAATCTGAGGTGCTGATACAATATCTCCATCCATTGATGTATCACCATCAAATAACGTAGTATCACACCCAGTACAATAAGTAGAACCGGTATTATCTAATTCAGAAGCTCTGGTTGATTCACTATCCCAATATTGTTTAACTGTTATTTGATCTGGTATTGGATCTTGTGGATTTACAATAGTATTGAGATTACTTACAAAAGTTCCAGTTTTAAGATTATGATTTGTCCATTCATCATATACTAAATCTTGAACATTGAATTCTGAGTACTGACCAGGCAACCACTCATTATCAATAGAACCACTACTAGATGAACTTGTTAATGGGTGTATTTTCCATATCACAAGTGCTGGATTTGTCGGGCCATCAAAATTAGCACAAGTAGCATCATAGTAATCAGTACAACTTGATACAGAAATACATGGCCAACAATCATAAATAGTTTCTTGAATACCAATATAGACGGGTCTATGATAAATGGGACCAGTTCTATAATCAACAGGATTACCAACCCACCAAGAAGGAATTGTAAGATTGACATCACTTACTGAAACTGTTACCGATGCTCCTGATCCGGTACCTGTAGGATCGTATACTGTAATAGTTGGAGCTACTAAGTATGTACCAGCATTAACAATTGTTATAGAAACAATATGACCACTACTTATAACAGGAACTAATTCTCCATCGTGACCATTACTATTATCAATTAAAATAATAGTTTGTACAGAATAATTATTACCACCAGAAATAATATTAAATGAAGTTATTTCTCTATTGATTCCGTGGTATGGATGAGTATAATCTGAAGAAGATAATGTTTCAGATGAACTAGAACCAGGTCTAAAACCAATAGCTGGAAATGGTGCACCGGAAATAGTTAGTTGATTATCTGTTATTAAATTTATATTGATTGTACCAACAGCACCACCGATAGGATTGAATGTTGATAGTGTTGGTGGTGCTGCATTTGCTGATCCTATAGATGGAGCAACAAAAGTATATGGTCCTGTTATTTGCCAAACTGTCGGAGAACTATTAGCGTTGGATGTTAAACTCCAACCAATATTCGAAAGATAATTCCATTGGTTGATTCGTGTAAATATTGTATTTTCAACCGGCCCATTATAACCAATTCCTGATGTAGAAGAAATTATAACATTTGTATTAGTATGATATGGGTATGGGTTTTTCCAGAAAGAATAGGGTAATTCTTGATAACCTGGGTTTCTAAGATCAGCATCATACCCACTAAATCTTTCACCAACAATATTTTCTGGAAGACCAGCTCCAGTCCAATCACTTGTTGATGGGAATATTCTTCTGATGTTAGTTGGATCTTTACAAAATGCAGGTGTCCAATTTATCAATGAAACAGAGTTTACATTTGATGTTTTCTTTGGTTCTATTCTTGAATGAATAGTATTCCATTGATTAATCTTTCCTAATTGATAACTGGTTAGATCTATATCTTTATTTAAATCTGAATTATTAACATCATTAATTGTTAAAGTGGTTGTATCCAGAACTATTCTATATGAATTATATACTGGCGGAACATCTGAAACTGTGCACCAACTAGAATAAGGAACAGTATAACTATAATATGCTGTGATATTTTTTCCTGTTTCTATAATATTACTAAAAGTTATAACATTTTCATTTATAGAATAACTTACATTTCCATCTTGTAAAACACCATCTACATAGATCATGATTGTAATAGGATTATGAAGAAGAGAATATTGGTTGGTGCTGCCATTAGAGAACAGGCATACATTCTCAGTTGTCCAATTTACAGTTGTGGTTGTTGTCAAACTCGAGTTGTAATTTACATACAAAGCATCACACCAATCAATAGTATTCTTTCTCAAAGCAAGAACCCATTCAGAGGTATAACCAAAGATTGGTTGTTCATTGATAATATTAACTAAAGCTACATTGTGGTAGTTTAAGTAATATGACGAACCAAGATCAGGTCTAGCAAAATAGAAACCATTACAACGATTATCTTCAAATCCGGTTAAGTAATAAGCTGCTTTACCATATGTATTATTAATAGGAATGATAAGTGATTCGGTTACATCATCTTTATGATAAATAGCTTTATACATGTCTGTATCATCAGAAATAAAGATACCATCATTTCTTGGATTATAATCATGAACTTCTTGTATAATCTTAGTTGTATCAACTCGTTCATCTGTCAGAATAGAATTTCTTAAACGATCATCGAACTCAAGATTGGTGGAGAAATAAAGAGGTCTTGCTCTTTTTGGTTTAAAGAATTCAATTATATCGTAGTACAAACCACTATATGATATATCTCTATACACACCGGCAATATTAAAAGTTGTATCTCTAAATGAATTCTGGATATAACTTGCAAAACTATTTAATAGAGTATTTGCATATGTATCATATTTAGTTTCATCTCCATTAACAGAAGTATCTATCCAATCTTTTAATCCCTGATTGATACCAAGATCAATAGTATTGATTTCATTATCAATAGTTAGTTTCCAAGAATTACTTCCAGTATCGAAATAATATGTTTGTGGATAACCGTTTGGTCCTTGACACACTAAAATCTTACCATTATTTACTGAATCTAATGGGAGTTGATCTGGAGTAATAACACTAACACCACTAAGAATTCTATCTGCATCATATCTTCCGGTCAAATCTAGATTTGGATATCTATAACCACCATCATACATTGCTGTACCATTAGTAGTCCAATTATTTATAAACTCGCTTTTTACCCATAGTATTTGATTAGAATCACTATCTACTAATCTTTGATATAGGAATGAATTGGTATGAAAATAAAAACTAAAATCTTGTTTGACATTACCATATTCATCTACTGTTAAAGCGTAAGTAGAAATTAATGTTTGCAGTTTAGCTAAATTATATTTTACAATTTGTGGTGTATCTGTAAATGGGGACAAAGTAATATTGAAAACTGTTGTATCCAATAGATTTGGATTGGTTAAATAAATAGATGCTATTGATGGATCTATTATAGCTACTATTGTTTCTCTGGCAATATCAGATGTTAGCTTTAAAAAACCATCTGGTGAAATAGGTGATTCACAATAATCCCAATTAGTAATTACTGGATAACGAACCCATATATCTATTGATACATAAGAATAACAATAATCATTATGAAAACACCGAAAACCCAATAACTTATTAGCATCTAAAAATGATTGAGCCGGACCTTCACCGGATGGCCATGAAGTTTCAACCTGATTTCTTATCCACGTACTATTATCAGTATTTAGATAGAAATAATTACTATCAATAGCCCAATTCCATTTTGTTCCCTTAGGATATTTCGGTACACAATATGGTTGTACAGAACTACCATCATGTGTCACTCTATCATGGTAGTCACTAGGAACCCAAGAAGTATAATCATAGAATGTTTTCTGATAATTCTCTTGGTTTTCAAATAATGTACCCTGATACTTATTTGTGTAGTTAGATGGTAGATCAGATTTAAATTCATTATCAAAAGGAATTCTACTTCCTGTTGTATTTAACTGTCTATCAGAATCATTCAGTGTTTGAACATATTCAAATGGCGGATTCTTATAATCTAGTCTTCTTGTTCCTGTATAGTATAAAATTTTATCTAGAGTCGTATCTGTCTTATCAGCATTGTATTGGAAGGTATATTGGGTACTAAAGAAGATATTAAATAGATTCGGGTCCATATTATTGTTCGAACTTGATACCCACATATTAGATGGATCAAGACTTAACCACCAACTAATTAGTTCATTTGTGGATAAGTAATAATGTGTTTTTTGTCTCTTATACATTTTCAACACAGAATCAATAGTATATGCAGGAGTGACGGAATCATTCATATGTTGCCAAGACCAATAGAGCAACTTCTGTAAAGACCAAGGATATGATTGTTCTTGAATATGGACACCGTGAGCAATCATAAAATTTCTAAGATCGCTGTATTCTAGCCACTCATCATAACGAATTTGACAATACACAAAACCAAGATAACACTCAACAAGTGTTAGTGGTTTAGCATATCCTGTAATCCAAAGATCTTTTTTTGTCAAGTCAGTATTAAATCCACTAACACCAATTTCTTGAGGAACTAAATTCTTATTGCCTGCAAGAATAGTATTCATCTGATTAGACATGATATTTTCTAAGATACCAATTACTGTATCATATCTATTAATGAGAGTTGAAAATTCAATTCCGAAGAATGGTGTTATTGATGGTAACTTAATTATAGTTTCTGAATCCCATTCAATTTTTGTAATTTCCTCGGTTGTATACCACCAATGTGAATCTGAAATATCATGTAATCGTTGTTGAAAATTTTCCATCGATAAAAGAATATCAGGAAAATCAGTAGGATCATTATTAAATACGTACTGATTAAAAGATACAGACGTTGGATCAGTATCTAGATGCTGGTTATATATACCAAGAGCTTTTCCTCTAATTCTCAATGTCTTATATAATTCTGGATCTCTTTCAATCCAGTATTCTCGAATGATTGGATTTGTTACATTAGCTAACTCTAAAGCTCTAATAATAGATTCGGGTGATCCTTTAATCTTATATAGATCACAAAGATTTAATAAGTACGCCTGTCTTAAACTTACATTCTGTAAAGAATCCTGATTAATAAAATCAATACCGAAACCTTTAATTGCTTTATCAACATCTTCATCATCTAATGTAAAAGCATCACTTGCAGAACTAAGTAAATCTTTCATAGTTCTAAAAGCACCATTCCAGTCAATTAGCATCTTTCTATACAAATCCATATCTGCAGTATTATATGCAAAACTACCAGGAATCATAACATTAGAAAAGAAATTCCATGATTTTTCTCTAGCCTGAAAAGCAGTATTGATAATAGTTAGATCTTTTGGATAAGAGAAATTAACAGTAGGATCTATCCCCCATGCCTTTCCTATATAACCAGTATAAAGAATACCGCCCTGTGAATCATAAATATTACCATTAGCAACGGTAGTATCAGTTAAAACATTTCTATACAATTCAGTAGTATCACTATAGAGTGGTGCATTTTGGGCCATGATATCTTTTAATACAGGATAAGGAGTGGATTGTAAAAGATTCCAAATCCTATAAAATCTATCAATGTTTATCGCCATAACACAACATTCCTTTTAAGCTAAATAACTGTAGTACGCTTGAATATTACTTCCTTGCGTAACTGGTTCTGAAAAGATTACAATATTATTAACCAATGAATAATCAACAGTATCTCTCTGTAATAGACCATTGATATAAATTAATAATACATCGGCAGGTGTATAAGTAAGAACGTAATCTGTATCTGATCCAGTTGTATTACCAGATATAATTTCTGTTGTCCAATATAGTGTAAGTTCTGATGAGGAAGAAGAGGGGTTTGCATTCGGGTTCAAAACAAACCAAGCACAATCATTATATTGATTGATAATTCTGGGTTGACTAATCGGAAGACTTTGTGGGTGCGCATATGTATCTTTAAAATTTTCAGGTGCCAAACATTTTTCTAACTGATACTCTGGCGGACCAAAATCATAAACCGGAGGACTAGGTTCGGCAGCTACAAAAAAGAGACAATCTTGGCAATAAAGTTTTATAGCTGGTTCGTTAATGGCCATTGTTAATCTCCCAAATTTATAATTTGTTCAGATAAAACAAATACTAGATTTCTATTCATCCACTCTTGAAATTGCAGAGTATGGTTGAACATAGCTCCATACCATTTCAATAACTTCACCCAGCTCTAGTACAGCTGTTAAGAATTGAACTCTTGCAACAACATTTACTGGATCTGAAAAATCTAAAACTAAAGTATATTCTTTATCTGCTTCAAGAATTATACCATCTTTAAAAACATCAAAATCTTTTTTATCCCAAGGAATATTTTCTGTAATCACAATCTCTTTTGAATCAACTATATCTTGGATAATAGTTAATCTTAGATTATCTTTTTTCATTATCATGAAACGATATTCATTCTCTTCAACTATTTCTTTATTGATTACATCTGTATTTTTATAGATAACACCGTATTGTTTTGATTTTAATTTATAGATTAGATCTAATACGTGTTTTTCATATAATGCTGGAAGAATAGTTGGATCAGAACAAACCGGTTCTTCACTATCAAAATTATCAAATTTGTTATAACAAAATGCTTCTAAATATACGTAAATCAATTTAGATATACAGCTAGTTAAATCAGTATAGTTAATTCCCGATAAATCATATATTCCAAACGTTTTATAATCAAAAAGCATATCTAATAATGTCAAATCTTGTTCTGTAAAATTAAATACATTATCTTGTATTGATATTGGTGGTGGTGTTGGTGGATATGGATAAATTGTTTGCTCGCCTGATTTTACTAATGTATAATTTGATTGAAGAAAGTGTTCTGCAGTATAACTAATATAAGGAGATCTATCTTCTTCTGCTACATCATAAGGAAGAGTTGGTGGGGTATTTGCAGATGCTTCAAGATACTCTAGTCCAGAGTCAAAAATTACATTATTAAGAGGATCTGTTGGAGGATAGTGTTCTCCAGTAGTATCAAATATACTTGTAAACTTTTCACTATCAGCAGCGAATACAGTAGCAAACCATCTATATAATTGAATGCGATTTAAAACATTTTTATCAGGAATAAGATTTAGATTGCAAGATCTGTACTTATAAATATAGGGTCTATAAGTTGCACCAGAACTTGAACTAGAACTTGGTTCCGAAAGATCCGGGTGGAAACACTCGTTGAAAAGCAATTCTAAAACACTATTGGGTTCACGCCAAAAATCTGAAATCGTAGTTGGGGTATTACAGTATGTATCTGCAACCGGAGATGACTTTAATATTCTTATCATCCAATAGTTCAATTCAGGCACAAGAGTAATACTATTCATTTTTATCTCCTGAACTTACTAATTCTTTAAATTGGTTAATCACTTGATCTTTATTATTTTTCCATTGTTTTTCTGAAATACGATACACTATGTATCCAAGAGATGCTAATTGAAGTGTACAATCAATATCATCTTGTTTATATATAGTCATTTCGTTATCTTCAAAATGATCTCGTTCATCAAATTGGATGAAAAGTTTTAATTCTGGAATATGTCCATCAGGAAATCTACCAATAACATATTTAAAGGAGGGATCATTACGAACAATATTTTTATTTATTGCTATTTCTAACTCATTTAAACAATTTCGTTCTATAGGTCCAATACATGGCATTAATGGTTCACCATTTAATTTTTGAATTTCAGTTCTTTTAATTGCTGATATTCTATTTATATTTTTCATTTCTATAGTTTGAGAATAATTTTCAACACCATAATGTTTTAAACATGTTTGTTTACTTTTCTTTTTAACTGTATTTGATTGAAGCGCATATTCTACACCATATTTTTTTAAGCACGTGTGTTTCTTTTTTTCTTTAACTTCTTCAGATTGTAGTGAATATTCAACACCATAATTTTTTAAACATGTTTGTTTGGTTTTTTCTTTAATTTCATTTGATTGGTTTGGATATTCAGTTCCATAATTTATAAGACTTGTTTGTGTTTTTTTCTCTTTGATTTTTTTTAGTTGACTTGGATTTTCAACTCCATATTTATCTAAACATGTTTGTTTGTGTTTTTCTTTAATTTCTTTCACTTGACTTGAACTCTCAACACCATATTTATCTAAACATGTTTGTTTGATTTTTTCTTGAAATTCTTTAGTTTTAGAAGGATGATCTACACCATATTTATCTAAACATGTTTGTTTAAATTTTTCTTTAACTTCTTTAGATTGTGACGGGTGCAATGAACCATATCTATCTAAACATGTTTGTTTAAATTTCTCTTGAACTTCTTTATTTCTTTTGCCATGTCCTCTAAGAAATTTACCGCCGGACCAAATAACTTCTTTACCACATCCGCAATCGCATAGTTTCATCTTTTATTTATTCTTTTTATTACTTACTATGCCTTTTAGTCTTTTATCATAATCTTTTTTAGCTTTATAATCTTTTGTTCTGGTAGGTAAACTTTCATATGCACCAGTAATTCCTGCAGCACAATTTGAAAACTCATCTAGAATCCGAGAAACTTTTGTAAATTTATTCATCGAATAACTCCTGTAATATCTTTTTATTTTGTTCTAAAATCCTAAAAACCAATTTATTTTTCTTACTTTGGATAGAAAAAAAATATCATATATATTAATTTATGAAGAAGTAATGTTGGCTCGGAAACTGATCGAGAGAACATGAAACTCAAGTTAGCTAAATAGTTGGAGTCAGAAAAATGACCATGGCGAAAAGTCTCGATGCGTTGGTGATCAAGAACGATGGAACACTCGGTATTATTCCCCATAATAAAAGTATTATGAATGGGGAAGGACATGGAGATGTTCACAACGAAGTAGCGGCACTGGTTGCCGAGAGAGAAGAAAAGAATGAAGATCTGTTGCGTGCGGCAATGGAGTTGATTCGCGATACACAGCGAGTCTCTTCTGCCACCATGCAACGTCGACTGGGAATCAGTTACAATCGCGCATGTCTCGTACTGGACACTCTGCAAGAACGTGGTGTGATCGGTCCGGCTCGTGGTGATGAAGCTCGTGAGATTCTCATGGATCTGGATGACGTTCTTGCGGATGATACCGCGAAGGAAGAAGTTCGTCCTGGTGCCAAGAAGGGTCGTCAGGAATCCTTCACCGCCATGTCGTTTGCTTTTGATACCAAAGTGCTTGGTGATCGTTTGCCGGCACTGTTGAATATCATGAGTAAGGTTGGAAAAGTGGTTCGTGATGAACACACAAAACTCGTTTCCGAAATCAATCCGGCAACCGAAAAACGCGTGGAAGCATTGTCTAAGATTCTTCAGGTGATGAGTTCCATTCCCAGTAAGGCAGTTGTTGTTCGTACAGATAATGCACAGGTTGCTCGTCTGGAGAATCAGGAAATCGAAAAGAAGATTTACGCATTCCTGAAGGGAATGGGTATGTCGTTTAACTCCTTTATGGGTAGTGATCTGGATAAGGTCATTGTTACTCATCAGGAAGTCACCATCGGTATCCTGAAACGTGAGGGTTATCCGTTGGCTGAGATCATGACTCCTGATGCAAAGGTTCGATTTGGTTTTATCGGATACATTCCCGATGAGGCTGATCCATTCCGAAAGATCAATTGGTCGAAAGATCAGATTCGGATGTCTGTGATCTTCCGTAACCCATCTGCGAAGAAGGGTGAAGATCCCAAGATTCGAATTCCTCGTGAGTTGGGATTGCGTTATAGCAATCTTAACATTCTGAACCAGGTTGTCAAGGAGTATGTAGATCTCAACTACAAGCCCTACAACAAGTTTGTGAATGAAATGCAGGTTCGTCGTTTCCGTGATGCTCATGGTGAGTATACGGATAATGATGGAATCCGTTGGGTCAAGCGTAATGGTGATCCGCAACTCACTGCCTTTGATGACAAGGGTATTTTCGGTAAACCCGGAACTCTCCTTGGTCATGGAAAAATCATTCGGACGAAGAACAACGCCTCATTCACTTGGTGGGAGACGTCCAACCCAGAGTTGCCTCGTAACGCATTGATTACCGCTGCAACGGAGAATATCATCCGTATGGCCAGCACTGCTCGTATTGAGACTTAATTGTCTTGATCGGGTATAGCTTAGAAAAGGATAGTCTAAAAAACTATCCTTTTCTTTTTTCTGAAAGTTTTTATTTATGATAGAAAAGCAAACAAAAGAATATGCAAAGTTTTCTAAGTATTATTCTATTCGAGATCAGGTACTAGAAAAGTTTCTAAGATCAAATACATTTCTACCATTTGGGTTAGAAGCATTAAAATATCCAACAATCTTTACATCTAATGTTCCATTGAATGCACCGGCATGTACTGATTTTAAATATATTTACTTAAATCCTGAAGATAGTTTCTTCAAAGATATCAAAGTTGATATTCACACAGGGTTAACTTTTGCATATCTGCATGAGATTAGTCACAATATTTTTAATCATCTTAGTAGAGGAAATGGTAAAGATCAACATCTGTGGGGGTACGCAACAGACTATTTTATCAACCTCTT